GGATTACTGGGAGCCATAGAAGTGACATCCAGTTCTACATCTACATCAGCCTGAATTTCCTCCTTGGTAAAATCATCAGACCATTGGATATCAAGGGAGCCAATGATTCTAACTGCCTCTTTGACCGGGAAAAACTGCTTGAGAAGATCGAGCAAGTATCCTGTGCTGGCTTTAAGGAAGTCAGCCATAATGTCCTGGCGGTAAGCAGGTCGGGCATTGGCCCCAAGGCTTCTCTGTTGAACTGAGAACTTGGATTCCTCACCAGAACGGAGCACACCACGCTTTAGGTCATTAATACCAGACTTATCTTGTAGGTTTTGATCAATTCGCTGGTCTAGGAGGTAAAGTTCTTGGGAGCCACCACCCCCAGCAGAGGAAACAAACATGCGGTCAGAGACCTTATCTGTATCAAATCGGATGATTGTGTTCTCACCTGTACGGGCCTTCTCAATATCCTCCTCAACAGCTGAATCCTTGGAGATACCAACCCAGACCTTGTTCGTCTGCTCTGCATTTCTGATCTGTTGGTTGATCACAAGGTTCTTCTGGTCAGCAATAGGCCCGTAGACTTCAATATCGGCTAGACCGATCTTCTGGTCAGGAACAGGATTGAATTCAAGGAGTTTTGCAGGCCAGCCTTCTGCCTTGGGTACCCATTTGTTCTCACGCAACAGTTCCGGCTGTTCATAGGTAAGAAGGGCAATACGGCCTTTCTCTCCCTTGAATTCTTCTTGAGGGGTTGGACGCACATAAATCTCATAAATACGGATAAAACGAGCACGGGGAGAACCTTTAAACTCTGCATCTGCAAAATCAATAAGAGGCTTCAAATGAGAAGCTCCAAGCTTGATAATGTCCTGGCCTCCCTTCTGGGCTTCAAGTAAGGCTTGTTGGAGAGCTTCCCGGCCTACCTTGTTTCCAAAACCCATAGTGCCTTTAAGCCTGGCCTTATCCACATTCAAGGTTGTATCATCTGCGATATCAGTCAAACGCATCCAAAAACGTCGGCCTGTCCATCTTGCCTTGTCTATGTTCTCGATTGATACGGATGGGTCGTAAAGGAAGTCTGGGGGTGGTATCCGCATAACAAACACATCTTCATTTCGGATGAAAAGGGAATTCTCAGCTGTCATGCCGAAAGAACCTTTGTACCCGTGCCACATAACACCATAGGGGAATAGGAGGGCATCAAGCAATGTCTTACGGGTCTCCTGCTTATAATTAATCTTGTCCATCTTGTAGTTCAGAATGGCTTCCTGAGTATGGGCAGACTTGGTAGCATCCATCTGGGTGTCTTCTAGCTCCCCAGTGGTTAGATTCCGCTGCTTACCTATGAAGAACTTGCTGCGAGGCTTGAGGAAGACACGGGGGTTGCGGAAGAAGATGTTCGGAAGGTAGTGCTGAACAACCGGGTAGACCTCATTCAAAATGATAGACCAATCGAGAGCTATGGTAGGAAGGTGAATGCCTGTATACCGTTGGATGGCTTCTGCCACCCTTGGCTCCAACTCCATTTCGTTGAATTTTTCAGACAGCTTGACTTCATTACGGAGGGCAACTAATTCATCAGTCGAGAACAGGGAGTCTTTTTTAGCCACTGATCATAAGTCCATTGTCTCCTGGTTCTTTCACCACAGTTAAACAAAGTATATGCATATTCCTTCCTGTTTGTCAAGGGATTATGAAATTTCTTACTGTTTCAAGGCTAATTATGTTTGATAGAAGGGGTTAGCCAAGCCTTCTGTGCTGGTATAACTGGTAACCTCTTTTTCAGCTGATGAGGGTGATTCAGCTTGAACAGGCCCCCACCCTTGGGCTTCTTCGCATCAATCGTAAGCTGTCTCATCATCATGAATTGGTCTTTGGGTAACTGTTGTTCCTGAAGCTTCTTGGGTGTATTCAGAAGTTGTACCAATCCTTGTAACGCATCTGGAAGGTCTTGGTGAGAGCCGGAAGGGAAGCGTAGCAACTGGTGTTCCAGTTCACCCATCCCGGTTTGATGGTAGATCATCTTGTTGGTATATCGGTCTGAAAGCCGGAGTTCGATACGGGAGGTCTGGTCTGTATCCCATTTCAAGTCTTTGAGCAATAATGGATGGTTCCGCTTCCGCATAGCCTGTTTTAGCATCCATCCGACCACTTTTTCGAGCATAGCCTTCTCAAATCCGATTGGAACGGCCCCACGGGTCAAAGCCTTCAATTTTAGGTCTAAAGTGAACAGAATCTCCTCTAATCGGTCTGGTCGGACTCCTTTTTCGGCAAAATAGGGCCAAACAAGCAAATCAGCTTGTGGAGTGAGTAAACCGGGCATGATTACGCAGAAATCGGCCTGTCGCTTGTCAGACCAAGCTAAATCACAGGCTATAGCTGCTTTGCAGTTGAGAAGGTAGCCGAGAGTTACCACTTCACCCCTTGGGCCGTAGAGAACGTACTGCTGGTCACCTTCATGGTCACCTTGTAGCTTCCAATAGCGGAAGTTCTCTCTCTGGAAGACACCAAGTAGCCCGGCAACAGGGTTATTCTGAATTTCCTTGGCGTAAACCGTGGGTTGGTGCTGGCGCATCCAGTGAAGCCAGTCAATAGTCCACTTTTCAGGCCATATGGATGCTTCATTCGGGCCGTCCGGGTCTAGGTGACCCTCTAGGAATATCTTGTGATACTGGGTGTATGCATTTTCATGCAGAACCATCTTAGCGAGTTGGGAGTCGTCATGGAGAACGGTTCCTATAATGATGAACTGGCATTTCCCACGCTCTCCGGCAGGAACAAGGGCCTCATCGTACAATGCCTGAAGCTCTGTTCGCCTCTGAGGGTTTCGAACAAGCTCATCATCCTCTACATCATCAATGAGGAATAGGTCTGGGCGATAGGCACCAAACTTTACCCCACGGATAGAACCGATCTGATCTGCTCCTTTGCAGAGAACCTTGGTCGTGAAGCCGTCAGGGTGCCGGAACTCGCTGTCTCCCTCTGCATCCTTCACAACCTCAATCTTATCCTTGAATGAATCACTCAGCTTCTGATTGTCTCTCAATTCCGTTTTCATGGTATCCAGGGTCATGGCTGACTTCTTGAAGGTGTTCGAAACAATGACTATGAAGCGGAAGCGTTTGAAACAGATGCCGTGGAAAGCGTAGAGGAAAGCTAAGATCGTGCTCTTGGCTGATTCACGTGGGGCTGCTACCGCAAGGTACTGGTGATCATTGGCTGCCTTGAGTAAGCTTAGATGGAAGGGTGGGGTTTGGCTTTGAAGGTTTGGTAGATTTGGTTGATCAAGCCTTCTGGAGATTTGTTGTAGGCTTCTAGCCGTGCAGCTTCATTGGCTTCTGCATGCTTGGCTTTGGTAGCCTGACCCTTCCTATTAGAAGCACGATAAGCCTTTTTCCTTAACACAATCTACATACAATTCGGGGGAGGGGGCCTCGGATACGGTCGGGGGTCTCACTCCCACACCGCTGACATTTTCAGGGAATCCAAATGTTTAAGATCATACGCATACGGTTCATGTGGTACATATTCTTTCAGCGCAGCATCTGGGGAATTGGTTGGCGCAATGATTGAGACCAATGAAAGTGTTTGGGCAACCTGGGTCGAACTACACAAGGGCCACAAGGTACGCTCGGAACAGTTCTACGCAGAATCTGAGGAGAGCAATCCCAACTGGCGATATGTTGGAAGCGGTACCCGTTTCATCTGCACAGACTGTAGACCCGACAAACCCATCAAGGTACAGGAACGTGGTTCTAGCCCAACTCTGCCTTAACTGCCAGCACCCGATCAAGCCCGGCACTGAGGACAACATGGGTACTGCCCACACTAAATGTCCTGAGACACCTTACATTGCTACCTACATATGCCAAAATCCCAAGTGTGGCCTTACCTTCAGTACCTACCCAGGCCCGGTGATCTGCCCCCAATGTCATTACAACTATCTTGATTGGTCGAACTATGCCTGAGACACCCGGCTACCGTTCCCGTGTTATGAAGCGTGTAGCTCGTATGCGTGGGAAAAAGGCTTATCGTGCTTCTAATAGGAAGGGTCAGGCTACCAAAGCCAAGCATGCAGAAGCCAATGAAGCTGCACGGCTAGAAGCCTACAACAAATCTCCAGAAGGCTTGATCAACCAAATCTACCAAACCTTCAAAGCCA